AGGGAGCGCCTGACAAATTGACCTGTTCTTGGTGCGGCCTGCGTCTTGCGGGTACGGCCTGAATCTTCAGAGCGGCGGGCATCACATTATTTGGTTTGGACTGAATGACAGCCTTGAGCTGTACCAGCAGACAAACAAGCGCCTTCATCGGCAAGGACAGACCTATCCGGTTATTGTGCATCACCTGCTTGTGCAGGGCGGCACGGATGAGGATGTTATAAAATCCTTGAGCGGCAAGGCTGACGTACAGGACAGCCTGCTTGAAGCGCTGAAGGCGAGGATCAGAAAAGCAAAGGAGGAAACAACGTGAACACGTTTTTACGCGCGCGCGAGACAGCTACGGAGGAGACGACAGAACCAAATGACAATTAAGGAATTATCGCAGCTCTACTGGCTGAATAGAGAGATCGAATATGATCAAAGTCGGCTTGAAGAATTACGATGTGCTGTTGCCTCTCCAGCGGTTCCAAAACTGTCTGGGCTGCCGCACAGCGGTACACCATCCGGAAGCAAAATTGAGCGGCTCACGCTTGAAATAATCGATCTGGAGGCCATAATAGCAGCGAAGCAAATACAATGCATCCACGAACGGCAGAGATTAGAACGATACATAGCCGCAGTCCCAGATAGCTTGACGCGCATGATTATGACTCTCCGATTTGTAAACGGCCTCCCATGGGATCAGGTGGCGCATAGCATCGGCGGCGGGAATACTACGGATGCGGTAAAGAAGCGGTGCTATCGGTATATCAGTAGCACCGAGAACAACGAGGATCTGAGATAATGCTAACACTGCAAATCTTCTTGAGGATGATGGTTTGCTACTCATTCGTGGTTGCGGCAGAATTTGCTGTCTTGTGGGTGGCGGTCAAAGTGATTCAAAAGCTGAGAGATTAAAGCTGTCCGCAAATGTCCCGCGAGTTTGTGGTATTATAATAGCGTGGATTTATATAGTTCGGGGACGGGGGCTCGCCTCCTCCCCCTTCGGCAGTTTACGTGCTCCGGACTATGCTTATGGGATCCACTAGGCCATAGGCGGATCATTCGTGGTCCGTCTGTGGCTTTTCTTATAACGAGGTCTGAGGAGGTGGCGAATTGTACAGGCAGCAAAGAAATTATGAGAATCTGAATAAGGCGATGTTTGACGGCGTGGGCGAATATGGTATCCCGCAGCTGAGACCGGTTCATGAGTGCGACGTAAAGCACTGGATCAGTTTTAACTATGCCAAAGGGTGCGAGGAGCCGGAAGATCACGGCGTGCACTTTTTCATAGACGATTATCAATTCATGAGGGTGTGGAGCAATCCGGACACGTACATGAAGATGATGCGGAAGTTCAAGGCAGTTTTGACACCGGACTTTTCCACGTACACGGATTTCCCAAAAGCCATACAGCTGTACAACCATTACCGGAAGCACTGGATTGGGGCGTACTGGCAGGCCAATGGCGCGTATGTCGTCCCGACGATCAGCTGGGCGGACAAGGATAGTTACACGTGGTGTTTCGACGGTGAGCCGATCGGCGGTATCGTGGCAGTGAGCACAGTAGGTACACAGATTAATCCGTATACAGCAAAGCTCTTTGTCCAGGGCTATCAGGAGATGATGAGACGTCTAAGACCGGAAAAGATCATCGTGTATGGATCATATGTACCAGATGAATGCGAGGGTGATATTATCCGCATAGAGCCTTTTCAGAGTAAATGGCGAGTTAAGAAAAATTCTTAATGAGTTAAAGAGTATCGACTAAATGAACAAAGGGTGATATCATGGGAGGCAGAGGAGGATCGTTCGATAGCGTATACGAGAGCGAGACCTATAGAGATGCACTGAGCAAAGCTGAGGGCGATATAAAGAATGACGGCGTAGAAACCGCAATACTGTTAGATAAGCATGGCAATACGCTTTTTACTGAATCGCAAGGAAACGTTGACTCAGTATATTTTACACCAGATCAGGTTAATCAAATGAAGGATGCGACACTCACGCACAATCATCCGAGCGGATCAACCTTCAGCGTCGCAGATATCGACCTGCTTGTGTACAGCGATCTGCGCGAGCTAAGGGCAACGTCTAGAGATCAGACGTATCGCCTGCAACGCATGAAGGGGCAATACCCAGATAGGCTGCAGTTCGCTCAGGATTTTGCGAACGCCCGACAATCGAATAAAGCGGTACTCGATGCAAAGTATCAGAAGATTGCCTCTGATTACTTCGGTGCAGGTAGAATATCATGGGAGGAATATGCCGACAGATGCGCAGCATTAGACAAAGAGCTTAATTCGATGAACAGTCAATGGCTCAAAAACAACTCACGCCGGTATGGATACCGGTATGGGATCACAAGGAGGCAAAAGAGATGAAAAAAGGAAAGAATACAAAAGGATATATGCTGTATGAGCCCGAAGCGGGCAGGCCCGTATACCAGCCGAAGCAGAAGCCGGTCAAGAGAGATAACAGCTCAAAGAAGCCGGGAGGAAAGAAAACAGAAAAGTAACGTACAAGAAGTCATGTCATGTGGGCGTGGCTTTTTTGTTGATAAAAAATAGAAAGCAGAGAGGATGTATGCTACAATGGGCGGCAGAGGAGGTCGTTCAGGAATACGATTCAATATTCCAAGAGACGACGACAATTTCCAAATAAATGCGCTCATGGAGCAACCGCCTGGGACATTGCGCGAGGCACTGGGTAAAAAGGGCGCTGAAAAGACAATTGATAATGCGATGAAGAATGCAAACCCGTATTTCTCTACCAGCTATTCGGAATATTCCGAGAACTGTCAGCGCTGTGTCGTGGCTTATGAGCTCAGGCGTAGAGGCTATGACGTTATCGCTCAGGCGACATACGCGGGCGATAAATGGCCTACGAATATCTCGGTCAATGGGCAGCTCATGGGACGCTGGCGTGGCGCATTCCGTCATGCAAAGACTGATTCGGTCGGCGCGGCGGGCAACAATTCGAGGGCTGAGGCTCAGGTACTCAAAAATATCTCTGCAAAGATGAAAGAGTACGGCAACGGCTCCCGCGCGATCATTCGTATCGGATACCGCGGCGCTCATGTGGGCCACGTATTCAACGTGGAGAATCGCGGTGGTCATATCTATTACGTGGATGCTCAGACCGGAACACGTTATATCAATGCGGATATGCGTAATCTCATGAAGATCGTAGATACCGGGAGCGTAACTGTCACGCGAACCGATAACTTGCGGATATCCGATAGGGCAAAGGAATTCGTATGGCAGAGGAACAGAAACCGATAACATAATCAGGAGGCGAGTATTATGTTGACACTGAAAGAGGCGCTGGCTATCGCCAAAAGTAAAAAGAGTTACATAAATCACTGCGTGGAATACACAAACGCCTATATGTTTAGCGGGGACACTGGCGAGGAGGCAGACGGCGGGGATGCCCCTATCGTGGTGATGAAGGAAACGGGAGAAACGATGAACATGTCTGCGTACATCTGGACTCCCGACAAAGAATACGTGGGAGAGCACGAGATCGAGTAACCTCACGAGGCAGTCACAGCACACATCCTCTGTCATACATGGCGGAGGGTATTCGTATGTCACGGAAAAGGAGGTGTGACGCATGGGAAAGCACGCAGGCGGCACGCCGCCGAAGTATACAAGCAAGGAACAGATCGAGGGACTGATAGAGAAATATTTTGAGGACTGCGAGGGCGAACTGCTGAGAGATGCAGATGGCAATCCGGTACTTGATAAATTTTCTCAGCCTATTTTTATAGATCGAAGGCCACCTACTACAGCGGGGCTGGCGCGAGCGCTGGGCTTTAAGTCCCGCACGTCCCTGTGGAACTACAAAGGCAAAAAGGAATTCCGGAATACCATCGAGGCGGCAATGCTCCGGATCGAAGAGTATACCGAACAGCGCCTATTTGATCGGGATGGATCGAATGGCGCGAAGTTCTCCCTGCAGTTCAACTTTAAGGGCTGGCGTGAGGAGAAGGCAGAAGAAGAAAAGTCACCGGCCGTTACCATTGTCAACGATATCCCAAAGGGCACAGTTACAGTGAATACAGACACGGCGGTATTCAATCCTTTGAGGAATCCCGATGATCCTACGACGGAGAATACGGAGAATGCCGAGAACTAACGCGCAGGGTGTACACCTGACGGATTTAATAGCCCCGGCGTTCTATCCCGTGTACTGGGACGTGAGAGAGGGGCTACACACATACTACGATCTGTATGGCGGCCGAGGATCGACGAAGTCATCTTTCATCAGTCTCGATCTGGTTATGGGGATCATGGAGGATCCAGCGGCGAATGCTGCGGTGTTCCGAAAAGTGGCAAGCACAATTGGGACATCAGTATTTGAACAGATTCTGTGGGCGATCAATGCTCTGGGTGTGGATGATTTATGGAAGGTCACAACGAACCCATACAAGGCGACGTATAAGCCGACCGGACAGGTAATATTGTTCCGCGGACTAGACAAGGCCAAAAAGCTGAAATCCATCAAAGTTGCGAAGGGGTATATCAAGTACTTGTGGTTTGAGGAGCTTGACGAATTTGCCGGAGAGGAAGAAATCAGATCCGTGCAGCAATCAGTTCTCCGAGGCGGTCCGAAGTACGTTGTTTTTAAGTCGTTTAACCCGCCGATCAGCGTATCAAACTGGGCGAATAAATACGTCCTAAAGCCGCACAGAGGCGCATACAGGCATAAATCTTGTTATCTGGATGTACCGGCGGACTGGTTAGGCCAGCAGTTCTTCGATGACGCGGAGGATCTAAAGCTCACAAATTACAGGGCATACCAACACGAGTACCTGGGGGATGCGGTTGGAACCGGCGGTGAGGTATTCGATAATTTGGAAATTCGGGAAATCCCGGACAGTGAAAAAGCGCACTTTGATAATATCTTTATGGGGATTGACTGGGGCTGGTATCCGGATCCGTTTCACTGGGGAAAGATGCATTACGACAGCACCCGGAAGACACTTTACATCTACGACGAAATGCGATGCAATAAGACAAGCAATGCAGAGACGTGGAACCGGTTAGTCATGCAGCATGGCGTTACAGGATCTGATCTCATCACGGCGGATTCAGCAGAGCCGAAGTCAATCGGTGACTATCGCGACTATGGTTCCTTGTGCCGACCGGCCATTAAAGGTCCGGACAGTATACGGTACGGTATGAAGTGGCTGCAGTCCCTGAAAAAGATTGTCATTGATCCAGTCAGATGCCCGTACACGGCGCAGGAATTTACCGAATACGAATACGAGCGGACAGATGACGATGAGATAATAAGCAGCTACCCAGACGCCAATAACCATTCGATAGACTGCGCACGATATGCTATGGAACGTATCTATAAGCGCAAAGGTCAATGATTTTGACCTCGTGATTATAATACCCTCCGAGGTCTGCGAACTGACGGTGAAAGCTCAATCTTTGCGGAGATATGAGAAAGGCATTTCGTAAAGCAAAAACATTGATTTTTTTGCATTTTGTGGTATCCTGAATCTATGAAGATTTGAGGGAGGCATGAATAATGCAGACAAAGTACAAAGCACGTTTTTCAATGTGGCGTGAGAAGTGGAAAATCCTGATAGCACTTTTCTTTTTGGGTGTGGCTATTACCGCGTTGTCAAATCCGAACGACAGGGGCGTAGTGCTCCCAATGTTAGTGATCTTTGCGGTAGTCATCCTGTGGATTATTATTGATTTCCTGCGATACAAGTTGGTCTTGACGGATACCTTCCTGAAGGGAACTGAAAGTATTGGACTGTTTGGAAAAGACGTATCTCTTCCGGTCAAACAAATTTCTGTTGTAGAAGTCAGCCAAAAAGGAATGGGTAAGATTTTCAATTATGGAACTGTAAAAGTTATGACAGCAAGTGGCTTTGTAGCATTTAAGTACATAAAGAATCCGCGAGAAGCGGAGACCGCGATTTTACAAGTTATGTGACAAAGTGAAAAAGCAGGGCAGAGATGCTTTGCTTTTTTGATAAAACATCTGAAACGAAGGTAGACTTTCGTTTTGAGAGCATCGGAAACGGTGCTCTTTTTCTTTGCCCAGTAAGCTGTGATACGGAGGCAGGCATGCAGCATGAATATATTTACAGCAATATACACAAAAATCAGGGAGGTGTTTCGGAAGAAGATGATTCCGTATAAATCAATCGAACAGGCGGAAAACATCGAAACGCCTTTATCAACAGAAATGACCAATGCGCTGAATACATGGTACAAGCTTTATCTTAATGAAGCGTACTGGGTAGATAACGACAGTGTGAAATCCCTCAACCTTCCGGCGTTCATCAGTTCAGAGATTGCGCGTCAGATTGTACTTGAAATGAAATGGAATATCACCGGCAGGGATGCCAACGGGAACACACAGTACGATGACGGCGAAGACGTTATGAATCCGCGTGCTGAATACCTAAAGACAGAATTTGAAAAGCTGATTACCGTGTTGCGGCTGAAGCTGGAACAGGGGTGCGCAGCGGGCGGCATGATCATCAAGCCCTATCCTAACAAGGATGACGGGCATATCTATTTTGATTGGGCGATGGATTGGGGCTTTTATCCGCTTGCCTTTGATGATGATGGAAACCTGTCGGATGTTATCATCCCTGATGTGTTCCGGGATGGCAAGACCATTTACACACGTTTGGAACGTCATACGGTAGTGAAAAACGGTGTGGAAATCACACAGAGGGCTTTCAAATCTAACATTGAGAACAGCTTGGGGAAAGAAATCAGTTTGAGCGATGTGGACAGATGGAAAAGCCTGCAAGAGAAAGTCACGGTCACACAGACAGACGGTCCGCTTTTTGGTTGGTACAAAGTGGCAGCTGCAAACAACGTCGATGTGGACAGTCCTCTGGGGGCTTCCGTATTTGCGAAGGCTATAGACGTGATACGGGAAGCCGATATGCAATATTCCCGCCTGCTTTGGGAATATGAAGGGTCAGAGCTTGCAATTGATGTTGATCCTACAGCCCTGAGACCGAAACGGGCAGAGGTCGGCGGTGTGGAAATGCCGAAGCTCAATCAGAGGCTTTTCCGCGCCGTTGATATTGATAAGGGTGATCGAGATCTGTATGACGTGTTCTCTCCGAACATCCGTGATGTGAGCATTCTGAATGGCTTGAATCAGCTCATGATCCGCATCGAGGATCTGTCCGGGCTGTCCCGTGGAACACTGTCGGATGCCAATGTAGAAGCCCGTACCGCCACAGAGATGAAGATCATCAAGCAACGGTCTTATATCACTATCTCTGACAATCAGGCGGCTCTGGAACGATGTCTGAAAGATGTTGTCAGGGTAATGGATAAATACGCCTCTGTTTACCACCTTGCACCGGAGGGCGATTATGACGTGTCTTTTGAATGGTCCGATTCCATATTGACTGATACAGATGCAGAAATGCAGGAACGACTTATGATGCTGAATGCCGGTATTATCGGCAAGGCAGAATTCCGAGAGTGGTATTTCGGTGAAACAAAGGCGCAGGCAAAGGCAGCTATTGAGAGCATAAGTGATGAGAGAGCGGCGGATATGGTTGCTATGATACCGCCGCAACAGCAAACAGAGGAGGACGGAAACGGCGGCGGTCCGCTTCCCACACTTTCCAGGGGTGATGAACCGTGACGCAGGAAGAACTCGAGAAGAGAGTTGATATTCTGATGAAGCGTTTTGATGAAGTAAACGCTTTTTTTATTGCCACAGTTGCAGAACAGGTTATGCGAGTGGGAAAGCTCATACCTTCTACCATGAGCATTATTTCTGTTATGGCAAGCATGAATGAAGATATCGCGGCGATAAATCAGAAGATTGCGGCGGCCCTGAGAATGACAATGCCGGATCTGTATGACCTGTATAACGACGCTATGCAGAGCCATTATACGGATCCGCGTTTTGTCCGGGCGCTGCAGGAAACGCCATTGACGGACAGCGCGAAAGCCCGGATTCAGCATTTCACGGAAGCGGTCAGCAGACAGACAGCCGGAACCATGATAAACCTGTCAAATACCACGATAGCGTCACAGGTGTACCGGCATACCGTCGATAATGCGATCCTAGCAGTCAGCAGCGGATTGACGGATTACAGGTCAGCTACACGGCGAAGCATAAGAGATCTGGGACACAATGGCCTGCAGATGCAGTATCCGAGTGGTTATCACAGGCGGCTGGATACAGCTGTCCGACAGAATATCATAGACGGTGCGAACCAGATTGCACAGCAGGGGTCAATCATAATGGGAGAAGAGTTGGGCTATGATGCTTATGAGCTTTCCGCACATACCAGATCAGCCCCGGACCATGAACCGATACAGGGCAGAGTGTTCCTGATTGCAGAATTTGAAAAGTTGCAGACTCAGCAGCCCTTTGAGGACGTGGACGGGAACCATTACGAAGCAATCCGCCGGCCTATCGGTGAATGGAACTGTATGCATATTGCTATGGCTTTTTCAACGAAGTATTCAAAGCGGCAGTACACGGATGTGCAGTTGAAAAAGTGGGCGGATGACAATAAGAAGGGCTGCATGATTGACGGTAAGCATTACACGATATATCAGGCAGCACAGCTCATGAGGCAGATCGAGACGCAGGTCCGGCGAGAAAAGGACACAGCAAATGCGGCGAGGATTGCCGGTGACGATGTACTCCGGAGGGGATGTCAAATCCGGATAAATGCCCTGGCAAGGATATATCAGAATGTGGTACAAGCATCAGGCCTGAAAGCCCGGAAAGAGCGCATGAGCGTGGAGGGATTCAGAATGGTTAAAGTATAAAGGATGCAAAGAAAATGCTGGAAAAGGCGAGACAGATTGTCAGAGACTATTTCAACAGTCATGTAGACGTAACCGCCGGCGTGCAGATCACGATGGATGATGTGTTTGTTGTCTGGTTCTGCAAAACACTGCAGAACTGGAAGGCACTGGTAAGCACGACGATACAGGACAGTAAGTACTACGAGATCACACACAACGGGGACAAACAGGAAGCCTATGTTGATGCCTATGTGAAGCTGGATAATCATGTAGTGAAAGATTGAATTGGCGGGCTAAGAAAAATCCGCAAAAAACGGTATTAAAATACAAATTATCGATTTCGTTGATAAAGCCTCTGAGATATTCAGGGGCTTTTCATATATTACCCGGCCAGGAACGGGCTATATAAATTTCCTGTTTGCCCCCGAACACGGGCTTAAAACTGTGATATAGCGGCAAGTTTAGCCGCAGAAAGAGAGGACAACATGACACTGAAGGAAGTATTGGGAGAAGAACTGTTTGCGCAGGTCGATGCAAAGATCAACGAGGTCAATGCCAATCAGCCGGACAAGACGAAGCACGTTCGTTTTGCCGACCTGTCTGAAGGCGGATATGTCAGCCGCAGTAAATACGATGATAAAGTAAACGGTCTGACACAGCAGGTCACCGATTTACAGGCACAGATCACGCAAAGGGATACAGATCTTGCTGGTCTGAATGAACAGCTCACAGCCGCTCAGGCGGATGCCGGGCAGCTTGCAGAGGTGCAGAAACAGCTTTCCTCTTTACAATCCAAGTATGACAAGGACAGCAAGGCGTGGGAGGCTAAGAACGCGCAGCAAGCATATGAATACGCGATCAGGAGCAAGGCCGGAGAGCTGAAGTTCACAAGTGCGGCGGCAAAGAAGGAGTTCATCCGGGAGGCCATCGCAGCGCAGTTCAAGCAGGACGGTGATACGCTGATGGGCTACACGGATTTTGTGGCGAAGTACCAAGCAGATGATCCGGGTGCTTTTGTTACCGAGGCGCCTGCGGCTGATCCGAAACCAGCAGATCCGGTTCCTACGATTGTGCTTCCGGGAAAGTCCAATCCTTCTCCGCATAAGATGTCTTTATCCGAGGCGATGAAGGCGAAAAACGCAAATCCAAATTTAGAGATCAACTTTGAAAACTGATACGTAATGATCTCGGAACCAAGCAGAAAGGAGAATAAACATGCCTGGTATTTTTGATAACAAATCTTTCAACGCAGAGGTATTCCAGAAGTACATTGACCGTATTCCGAACCTCAACAGAAACGAGCTGATCCGATCCCGCGCTGTACGTCCGAGACCAGATCTGGCAACAGCAATGGCCGATCAGGTGGGCGGCAACTATCTGACCACCCCGCTGTACGGACTCATCAACGGTGCAGAAGTCCAGAATTATGACGGTAATACCGATATCGATTCCAATGAGACCGTGACCTTCAGCCATTCTCGTGTTGTTGTCGGTCGTGCCCAGTCCTGGGTAGAGCGGGATTTCAGTTATGATATCACCGGCGGCGTTGATTTCCTGGAGAACGTGGCCCAGCAGATTTCTGAATACTGGGAGGAGGTCGATCAGGCTACGATTGTTCATATTCTGAACGGTATCTTCAGCATGACCGACACCGAGGGTAAGAAGTTCGTAGATGGCCACACATACGACATTACATCGAAGGAGAACAGCGAAGGCGTAACCGGTGCAATGGACGGTACTACGCTGAATACCGCCATGCAGCAGGCCTGCGGTGATAACAAGGGTAAGTTCTCTCTCGCAATCATGCATTCTTTTGTTGCAACAAATTTAGAAAATCTTCGTCTGCTTGCATACCTGAAGTACACCGACGAGAGCGGTATGCAGCGCGATCTTGCCATCGGTACTCTGAACGGCAGAACCGTCCTTGTAGATGACAACATGCCTGTCAAGACTACCGGAACTGGTGAGAATGCAAAGACCACTTATACTACCTATGTTCTGGGCGATGGCGCAATCGAGTACACCGATTGCGGAGCAAAGGTTCCGTATGAGACGGATCGTGATCCGGCTAAGAACGGCGGCCAGGACACCCTGTATGCCCGTCAGAGAAAGTGCTTTGCTCCGTATGGTATTTCCTTCACGAAGAAGAGCATGACTTCCCTGTCCCCGACGGACACCGAGCTGGAAAAGGGCCAGAACTGGGAGCTGGTAAACTCCACCGGAGATACCAAGCAGTATATCGCTCACAAGGCCATCCCGATTGCACGTATCATTTCCCTGGGCTAATCCCCCAGGGATTTCTGCTGAAGACGGGAGGTGCTACACATGATGTACTTGACGTATGAGGAGTACAAAGGATACGGCGGTGATCTCCCGGAAACGGATTTCATTCTGTTTGAGCATAGGGCGAGAAAGCGGATTGATTACTGGACAGACTGCCGTGTTCAGAACATGGCAGAAGTGCCGGAAGCGGTCAAGCTCTGTATGATGCAGCTTATCAAAGTAGATGGAAAATTCGGCGTGGACGCGCAAGCGGATAATCCGGTTGTCGCGTCCTTCAATACGGACGGGTATTCAGAAAGCTATGGAAGCGCGTCAGAACAGGCAGCAACTGCAGAGGCAAGCCTGTATAAAACCGTGAGAAGCCTTCTTTACGGCGAAAAGGATGATAACGGTACACCGTTGCTTTACCGGGGGGTGTACGGATGAAAGAATGTAATGAAACGATAACTGTTTTTAACACGCGCCCGGATGATGAGAAGGGGTATGACGTATATATTCCTACTGTCATCCGGGGCGTTTCATGGTTCTGTGAGATTGCATCAAATGTAGATTCATCGGGGTTGAAAGCAGCAAACAAATTCATAATCCGTATCCCTGTTGACGCGGATTTTTCCGATAAGGCGTATGTCCCGCCTGCAGCATACGCGGGAGGTGATCCTAACAGTGTCTTCACTCTGAATCAGGGTGATATCATCGTGCATGGGGAAGAGGCGGCCGTTGTTAATACTCCGGCAAAGCTGAAGGAGAAATACGGCGGGGTCGTCACTATCCTTGGCGGTACGGGCAGCAGCAGGCGGCCGACAGCAAAACACGGGAAGGGG